AAGTAATAAATTGCGGAATAGGATTTTCTTTAATAACAGGAAGAGCAGATAATTTAAACGCTTGGATAGAATGTAATTTTAGCGGCAACACGGGAACTTCAATTATAGCCGTTAATCATAATGCACCAGTAGTTATAAATTGTGATTTTAAAAACAATTCAGGAACACGTATTATTGAAGCCACACCTACATTAGGAATGTATTCTTGTGATTTTTCAAACAATTTTTCATCCAATATAATTAAAGGAGAAGAGGTAACTGTAGAGGGATGTAACTTCCTTGACGCTATTCCTTTATTTGAAACAAGCCTTACAGCACACATAGTTAATTCAACTGTAGTGGGAAGTGTAAGTAATATGGCCAATGGTATGTTTGTGAATAGTAATATACAGTCTAATGCAGGTGTGAATTATCTATTAGTAAAAAGAGTTAGCAGCGTTAATACTATTTTACTTAATGCAACACCAACACCATACCCTCAGCTTTTAGTAACACAATAGATTTTAAAAAAATAACCGACAACAAACGTTTGTAAACATTTATTACATAATTTTGTCCTAATTAAATTAAATAAAATATAAAATGGCAGAAGAAACAACACAAGAACCATTAGAAATGGGTTCGGGATTTACGTTTTCAGAACCAGGAGCAGATGTCGAGAGTCAGGAAGCTACTACCAATAGTGGTTTTACAATGGATTTAGGAAAGGTAGAAGATGTTATTGTTCCTGAAATAGTTGCCCCAATAGTAGAGGGAGTAAAAAAACCTGTTACGGAAGTAGTAAACGAAGAAGTAGTTGCTCCGATAGTTGAAGAAGAATATGAGGCAGTAGAGCTTGATGAGGATTTAGCCTTACAATATTTAGCCGATTCAAAAGGAATGACGGTTGACGAATTTAAAGAATCGTTAACTCCAAAAGAGCAAAGAAAATATGCTCCTGAAATCGAGAAATTTCAAGAGTTTGTGGAGAAAACAGGAAACCACAGCTATAAAGATTTTGAGGCTACACAAAAGGATTGGACACAAGAGCCATCAGAGGTAGTCTTAAAGGAATTGATGAAAATCGAGAATCCGCTTTTAAGCAAAAAGGAAATTGATTTTCTATACGACAAAAAATACAGTTTTGACGAAGACATAGACGACGATGATGTTGTTATGGAACGTCAAATAAACACAAAAGTAGATTTACAAAAAGCGCACAATTACCTCGATAAACAGAAAGAGGATTTTATGGTCAAAGGTGGTTCTGATGACTATATCCCTGAAGAGTATCGAAATGCGAAAGCGGATTGGGAAGATTTACTACAACAGCAGGAAAGTACTGAAATAGCAAGGCAGAGCAATTATGCCGATTATGTTGCTAAAACCGAAAGCGTATTCTCTAAGGATTTTGATGGTTTCAAAATTAAACTTGGAAATGACACGATAGGTTTTGAAGATGTTTCGATTAAACCCGATAACCTTCAAGAGATAAAATCATATCAAACTGATATTGCGAATTTCAATAAAGAGTTCTTTGACGAAAAGACTGGAAAATTAGAGAAACCAAAAGAGTGGCACACAGCACTATATATGGCTAAACACTATGAAGCCGAACTGAATAAAGCCTACAATAGAGGAATAGCCAAACAGCTTGAAATCGACGATAAACTTTCGAAAAACATTCAACCGGATAACATACAATCTCAAAACGCTCCAATAGCATCAGGCTACACCTTTTTCGTCGAATAACCAATTTCTTGTTTTTACTGAATTATAACTAAAAACAAAAAAAGCAAATGCCAGTATCAGCATCACCAGCAGTAAGGCTTAACCCATCGGTTACTAAAACGCCTACACCATCGAATTATTTAAGTATCTCAGATATGACTTATTTGAGAAACGAACTTCCTGCTTTTATTAGCAAGACTATCTATCAAAGATACGGTTCACAAGAACTAGATACATTTATCGAACGTAAAGGTTTGAAAATGGCTTTAGCTTCTGACGTAGCCACTTGGATGGAAGAAGACAGATTGACTCAACTTGCTACAGCGGTAACTCGTGTTGCAAACGTATTTACTTCAGCAGGACATACTTTTAGAGTAGGTGAAATCTTGACCGCGTTTGACGCTACAGGAGCAATCCTTGTAAAAGGTAGAATCAACGCTGTAACTACCAATACTTTTACAGCAGACGGTAGTGCTACCACTTGGTCTACTTTAGGAACAAGTGCTTTAGTTTGTTACACTGGAACAAGTGAGTTCTTGAAAGGAACAGCAGGTATGCAAGAGTCTTTGAATACTACTTACCAACAATACAGCGTAAAACCAACTATCGTGAAAGAAATGGTTTCTGACAACAGAACTAACCTTACACAAGATTCTTGGATTTCTGTAAAATCTCCTGATGGTTCAGTGGGTAATCTTTGGTATGACGTAAACAAAAACGGTTGCGAAGCTCGTTTCAGAAATGCCCGTGAAAAATCTCACTTCGATTCAGAAGTTTGGACAGGTGATTTACTTGCCGCAGGTTACACAGGTCGTGAAGGTCTTTTGGCCGCTATGTCTCAAGGTAACGTTTATTCAAGTACTATTGGTTCTATTGCAAACGCTCAATCTATCGTTAATAGATTAGAGAAACAAGGGCAAATCACTGATAATACAATCTACGGAACTACAGATTTTAACTTCGCTATCGATTCTATGTTAGCTTCTCAAAACGTAAACGGTCAAGCGTTTGGTGTTTTTGATAATGCAGAGAATATGGAATTAAACCTTTCTTTCAAAGGATTCGCAGTGGGTGGTTATAACTTCAACTACTCTTCATTGAGATATTTGAACGACCCTATCGGACACGGAGCGAGAGTTGGTGTTACTAAAACTAACGGATTCTTATTCCCTAACGCTTCTCAATCAGTGAGAGACGTAAACGCAGGAAAACAATCATTGAAACCAGTTCTTCACGTATTGTATCGTGCTAAAGGTGGTGAAAACCGTGACTACGAAATGGTAGTTCGTGATTGGAAACAAGGAACTTCATTGACTGATACTGTTACTACAGAGTTTCAATCAGAGCAGGCTACTTGTTTGTTAGGCCGCAATAATACGGTTTTGTTTCAGGGGTAATAACTATTTGATTATCAATAGTTTAAATATTAAAGCCACTCATTTGAGTGGCTTTTTTTATTAAATATGAGTCCATCTTTGTCGTTGGATTATTTTACCGACTGCTGCTTCGCCAATATTATATAATTTACCAATATCTTTTTTAGTCATTCCTTTTATTGCTCTTATTTCTAAAACTTCTTTTTCGGTTAACTTAGCTTTATTACTCGCTTCGCCTTTTCTTGCAGTAGCTAATCCTGTTCTCCAAGCGTGTTGTATGTTTTCCAAAGCGGTATTCCACTCTAAACTTTCAGCACGATTATCATCTTTACCATTTAGATGATTTACTTGTGGTTTATTTTCAGGATTTGGAATAAATGCTTTAGCTACTAATATACTAAGTATTCTACCATATCCTTTTCCGTTTACAGTTAGCATTAAATGATGATAACCATTACTGTTTAAGGTTGTGTTCATAATAGTATTAGTAGGGTTTTTTCTGTGCATTATTCTTTTCACACGACCCATATTACTTACGACATATATTCCTTCAAAGCCATCAATATCCTTCCAAATTTCACCTTCTAAATCAGGAATTATAACAAAAGGAGTTGCTTTTTGTTTGCTTTCACATTCTTTGCAAATTGATTTTGGCTGATTATTTCTTGTACGGCGAATGTAGAAATTTGTGATTTCTTTTTCTTCTTGACATTTGGTACAGGTTTTTGTCTCCATAATTATTTCAAACATAAAACCCCATAATTCAAACAGGCTTCGACATCTGTTATCGTTATGAGGTTTTTGTTATTTTATGATTTAGTTACTCTGTCGAAGCATAACTTAGGCAAAGTTAGGAAAACTATTTCATATAAAGAGCAATATTGCACATTATTTTTATTGGCAGGTTCAAAAAATAAACGACAACAAACGTTTGTACTTGTTTTTTACATAATTTTGTGGTATTAAAATCAAATCAAATTCAAATGGAAACAAAAGCAAAAGAACACCACTTTGCCAAAGCGGCAAGGGAAAAAAGAGAAGCGGCAGAACGCTTAGCTTCAGGAGGAAATACCACAGAAACTCCCATTGTAGAAGAAATTAAAAAAGAGGCACAAGAACAGCCTGACATTGCAAAAATGATTGCAGATGCCGTTGCAAAAGCACTCGCTAATCAACCTATCCCAACGCCACAACCCGTACAACAAGTCTACACCTCAAAAAAAGACTATGACATTGACGATGATATTCCGGAGATTGCTAATTGGGAATTAAAACCAAGAGAATACCGTCTCTGTGATAACAAACGCCCTATATCCCACTCTATTCGTAGAGCGCATAGCGCACAAATGGCGATGCAATATTTCAATAAAAGAACGGGCAAGACCCACACAATGCGTTGGTCGCCAAATCAAACTTCTTTTTTTATTGAAAATCAAAGCACGAACGCTTCCGATATTCTTGATGAAGAGATTGTGTTTAATTTTGGGGGATTAATTGTCCCTGAAAACAATCCGAACCTTCAAAAATTTCTACACATACACCCGCTAAAAGGGATTGTTTTTGAAGAGTACAATGCCTCTGATGAATCTCGCAAAGCGGTTGTAACTAAAAAAGTAAAAGCAAAAGCATACTCACTTGTAGAAAGTGTTGGAAAATTAATCAATAGGTCTGTTTGTAGTCTTATTTCCCCTGCCTACATTGAAGCGTGGGAATACGACCAAGTTGAAGAGGCTATCTACAATTATGTAGAAACCAACCCAAAAGAATACATTGATTATTGCGAAGATCCAAATATTAAGGCAAAAGGAGTAGCGAAAAGCGCTTTAGCCAACGGCGATATTTCGTTTAAGAATTATAAGTTTTACAATCGAGATAATTCCTTAATTATGGAAACCGACAGAAACAAGCCAGAGCTTGATGAAATAGTTTCGCATTTCAATAGCAACGAAGGACGACACCTTTATGAATACCTTTCTAATTTAAGATAAAATTTTTAAGTCTTGAATATTAAACCCCTTACTTATAGTGAGGGGTTTTTGATTTTCAAAAAATAACCGACAACAAATGTTTGCAAATGTATTTGAATTATCTTTGTTACAGAAAATAATATCAATATGATTTCCGTAAATAAAGTCAGAAACACCGTCTTATTCTTGCTTAACAAAGCAAATAGAGGCACTATAGGCACAGTAGAGTTCGATGCGTTTTGCGACCTCGCCCAAAGAGATTTATTCGAGAATTTGTTCTACAGATTGAATAAATGGACGAATAACCAAACCAAAAAATACACGAACAGTGAGTATGCCGACATTGTTCAGAATATCCAGGAGCAGATTGACGTGTTTGCTACGTATTCTACCGTTGGGAATTTTACGTACAACACCCCCAATAATGTTTGGAGTTATTTAGGAAATGATTTCTACAGAACAGAGGGGTTAACCTTGATTAATGCAGCAGGAAAACGAAGAGATATTCAGGAAGTACACAAAGGATATGAGTTGAATATCGCATCAAAAGAAGCCACAAACACCTACCCTATTTATACTAAAATAGGAAATTCCTATCGCATTTACCCTACTCTCGCTGCGGGATATACCACTGAATTGTTTTACATCAGGACTCCTAAAGCGCCTAAATGGACTTATTCTTTATCAGGTGGGAATCCTGTTTACAACGCATCGGCAGGTGACTTGCAGGACTTTGAATTAAGCGAAGTGATGTTTCCTTTATTGGTGGCGAAAATAATGGCATACTGCGGTGTTTCAATTAGGGAAACTGATGTAGCTGCAATAGCCGACAACGAAGAAGTAAAAACAGAACAAAAACAATCATAAGCAATGGCTTCATTAAACCCTCAAATATATTACGATACAGAATCTAATCACGGGAGTTACGTCTACGTTTCACTTGAATCTATCGTAGATGATTTTATTGATACTTACACGGGAAACGGCAGTATTATTGGGAAAGCGAACCGTAGAAAAATAGTTCGTCACGCAAAACAAGGAATTAAGCAATTCACGATAAATGCCTTACGTGATTTCAAAGCGGTAGAGCTTGAATTGGGAGATACTTTAGATATTATCCTTCCTCCGGACTACGTTTCGTATGTGAGGATTTCGTATGTAAATCCATCTACGGGAGAATTAATGGTGTTGTCAGAAAATAGGAATTCCGTTATGGGAACCGCTTATTTGCAAGACCACGATGCTAATATATTATTTGACAATGATGGTTTTGTTCTTGAAGGAACAACCTATTACGACCAATTAAACGATACAATCACACAAAGAAATTTTGTTAGTGGGATAGATATTGAATCACAGGAAACAGATTTTCAACTTGACCCTACAAAGAATATCAATGGTACATTCCAAATAAATACACGTCAAGGGAGAATCCACTTCTCTTCAGATAGTGCGAGTAGGATAATTATGCTCGAATATGTTTCAGACGGATTAGAATTTACGAACGAAGCGGATATTAAAGTGAGTAAACTTGCCGAAGTAGCTATTTTAAACTACATCAACTACAAT